GCTCTGGCGGTGGTGGTAATGGTGGAAACGGAAACCCCGGCTCTGCTGGTGTAGCAGGAACCGCCAATACTGGTGGCGGTGGTGGTGGTGGTGGTTCAGCTTCTCCCAACCTTAACCAAGGCGGCGGCGCAGGCGGCTCCGGCGTAGTCATCCTGAAGTTGAACTTTGGGAACTACATGCTTTACACCTTTACTTCGACGCAATCGTGGACGGCTCCGGCTGGTGCGGTGAGCGTGGATTATTTGGTTGTAGGTGGTGGTGGAGGGGGTGGAGGGGTTTCGGGCGCGGGTGGTGGTGCGGGCGGCTTCCGCACCGGCACGGGTTTTTCCGTAACTGCCGGTACGTCTTACACCATTACTGTTGGCGCTGGCGGCGCAGGGTCGTCCCTAAATACTCGCGGAGTCACCGGCAGCGATTCCGTATTTAGCACCATCACCAGCACAGGCGGCGGGGGCGGCGGGTCAAGCAATACTGCGCCGAATTCAACGGGTGCAAATGGTGGTTCTGGCGGCGGCGGCGCATATACGTTCACATCGCCAAGCACTTTTGCTTCTGCTCCCGGTGGTTCTGGAAACACGCCAAGCACAGCGCCAGCACAGGGAAACAATGGCGGAACCGGTTCTGCATCAGCACCAAATTATGGCGCTGGTGGTGGCGGCGGCGCTGCTGCCGTTGGGTCTGCCGGCACATCTACAGCGGGCGGTAACGGTGGCGATGGCACCGCATCTAGCATTTCTGGTTCGTCTGCGACCTATGCTGGCGGTGGCGGCGGTGCCGGTCAAGGCGGTGGCACCGGAGGAAACGGCGGTTCTGGTGGCGGTGGCGCAGGCCAGCCGATTGCCGATGGAACTGCTGGCACGGTCAACACAGGCGGCGGAGGCGGCGGTGGGGGACAAACCGCTGCTCCAGGCTTTGTTAATAAAACAGGCGGAGCAGGCGGTTCAGGTATCGTAATTCTCAAGGTGAATTTCTAATGAAAGCGTATCAAATCATGGGTATTGACACGGCGATGCATTTGCTTCGTCCGGGTGCGAAATGGGAAATCAGCAATCGTGAGATCACGCGGTGGGAAGATCCGCGTCCAAAGCCCTCGTGGGAAGAGATCATGTTCACGATTGAAAAGATCAAGGAACTGGAAGATGCGGTTCCCACGATCCTGTTGCCGGAACAGCAGAAAGCCTTTGATGATTATGTGAAGCAGATCGAACAGGCGGCTGCATGATTCTGCACGGGATATTCCCCACACCGGTTGCCCGGTTCAATCTCGACCGTGAGTTCACGGAGCGGGAGTTGGAGTTTGTGCTGAAACAAAGCCAGCACAACAACGAAGGCAACACGACAAGCGACGATAACTACGTCTTCAACAACATTGAGTTGAAGGGCTTGAGCGATTTTTGTGAGGCTTCTGTTGCGACGTATCTGAAGGAAATCTACGCTCCGATAAAGGACGTAAACCTTCGGATCACGCAGTCATGGCTCAACTACACCAAGCCCGGACAGTGGCATCACAAACACGCTCATCCGAACTCTTTTGTCTCTGGTGTGCTGTACATCAAGGCCAACAAGGAATCGGACAAGATCTACTTCTACAAGGACGGCTACAAGCAGATTAGTTTGCCGACCGAGAACTGGAACTTGTACAACTCCGAGTCTTGGTGGTTTGAAGCAGTTGCAAAAGAGTTGATCCTGTTTCCGTCTAGTCTCACGCACATGGTTCAGACCGTGCAGGGCGAAGACACTCGGATCAGCTTGTCGTTTAACACGTTTCCTGTTGGTTACGTTGGGGATGAGAAGTCTCTAACCGGTTTACATTTGAGGGATTAAACATGGCTCACTTTGCTGAAATTGATGACAACAATGTTGTGCTGCGAGTCATCGTCGTAGCCAACAAGGATACGGCTGACGCTAACGGCAACGAAGTCGAGAGCATTGGCGTGGCGTTCTGCCAGCGTTTGCTTGGTGGAAACTGGGTACAGACTTCGTATCACGGGAACATCCGCAAGAACTACGCTGGCATCGGTTACACCTACCGCGCTGACATTGACGCCTTTGTAGCTCCGCAGCCGTATCCGTCATGGACGCTGGACGCAAATGCCCAATGGCAAGCTCCGGTGCCGATGCCAGAAGATGCGGGTACGGGCGAACCGCCGAAGATGTACTCATGGGACGAAGAAACCCAGTCTTGGGTTGAGGTTCCGGCTCCGGAGGCCTGACGATGGAAATGCAGGTCTTGTTTAACATCGTTGTCGGTGTAGCCGCGTTCTTTGGCGGATGGTCGCTTAATCAGATCACCCGTAGCATTGAGCGTTTGGACAAGGATGTTCGCAATATGCCGTTGACGTATGTGACTCAAATTCACTATCAACGGGACATTGATGAGATCAAAGGCATGTTGGATAAGATCTTCAACAAGCTGGATGAAAAGGTAGACAAATGAGCGAAGACATTGAGCTGTTTAAAGCCAAGGCTCAGGCTGAGTTAAATCGGCTTGAGGCTAACTCGTCTGCCAAAGATGTTGCGGGTAAGGCAATTGGCAAGGACGGACTCAAGTACATCACGATCATTGTCGTGATTGGCGTTGCATCTAGTTTGGTTCTGGATTCTGAGAAAATCGCAGCCGTTATGGGTTTGCTTGGCGCTTCGCTGACTGCTTTGATTTCCATGCTTAACGGTATTGCCGGGGCATCGGAGAAAGAAGAGAAGCCGGAGTTTGCGGTTATCAAGGAACTCATTGCCAAGCTTGATCGTCTGGACCGCAAAGAGATGCCGATGCGAGTCGATGTGGAAGGCGATCATGTGACCGTAACCAAGGGCGACGATGTGGTGAGGGCTTCCAAATGATGACAATGATTTCAACCTTCCTGTCCTTCCTTGCTGGTGGACTTCCCAAGATTTTGCAAATCTTCCAAGACCGGCAGGACAAGAAGCACGAGCTGGCTCTAGTCGCAGCCCAGAAGGAGCGTGAGTTGGCCTTGGCTGAGCGTGGCTTTATTGCTCAGGCACGAGTCGAGGAAATCAAGCTGGAGCAAGTTCAGGTGCAGTCCGCAGCCGAGGAGCGCGTAGCCCTATATCAGCATGACATGGAAATTGGCAAAGGCGCATCGCAGTGGATGATCAATCTACGGGCTTCGGTTCGTCCGGTCGTCACCTACATCTTCGTGCTGGAGCTGGTAGCCATCAACATCGCTGGTGTGTGGTACGCCTACAACACGGGTGTGCCGTTTGCGGCTGCGATGGCTGAAGTGTTCTCGGATGACGAGATGCTGATCCTGTCTTCGATCATCGCCTTCTGGTTTGGTACTCAAGCATTCGGCAAGAAGTGACATCGGTATACCACATCAGAAAACAATCAAGCCTTGCGCTTGATGAAGGGTACGTTGGAATCAGCGTAAACCCTGCTGTTAGGTTTTACCAACACAAAAATGCTGCAAAGACTCGCCGCGATCATTTATCAAATGCTATTAAAAAATATGGCGACGAGATGTGTATTGATGTTATTGCGTCGGATCTTGATGAAGATCTTGCGCGGTTTCTAGAAAAAATGCTTCGCCCATTTGAAAACATGGGGTGGAATACTTGTGTTGGCGGCGGCATTCCTCCAAACCCAAAAGGCAAGGAAAGACCAGAGGCTTACCGTAAAAACATATCTATTGCCAAACTTGGTAGCAAAAATCCGATGTTTGGTAAAAAAATTGTATTTTCGGAAGAACATAAATCTCGCTTGTCGGCAGCGGCGCAAAACATGCCTGTTTTGGTTTGCCCTCATTGTGGCAAGCAAGGACGATGCAATGGAATGAAACGATGGCACTTTGACGGGTGCAAGCATGCGAGTGTCTGAAAAAGCGATACGCATGATTTGTCATCACGAGGGTGTCCGAACCCGTCCCTACCAATGCCCGGCATTAATCTGGAGCGTGGGGGTGGGTCACGTAATAGATCCTGCTCACTTGGCGGTGAAGTATGAGGAGCGCCGGAATCTACCGATACCCGAGGGCTGGGACCGGGTTCTCACGATGGACGAGGTGGACCGGATACTTTCTCAAGACCTTGGCCGGTTTGAGCGTGGTGTGGTTCGACTTTGCCCTGCTGCTGTTGGCCGTCAGGGAGTCTTCGATGCTCTCGTATCTTTTGCCTTCAACGTGGGTCTTGGCAATCTCCAACGCTCTTCCCTTCGGATGAAGACGAACCGGGGCGAGTTTGAGGAGGCTGCTGACGAGTTCCTGAAATGGACCAAGGCAGGGGGTCGGGTACTTCCCGGTCTTGTCAAGCGCCGTCAGGATGAGCAGAGGCTATATTTGTCTTAATTAGGGTATAATCGTGCCCAAATAGTCTTGCCTGACTGGTAAGACGCGGGACTAAGGAGAGGTGTATGCCTGCGTCGATGACATTTACCAGTTTGCAAGTGGACATCCGGAACTACCTTGAAAGAGGTGGTGCGACGGACCCTATTGTCTATGAGCAGATCCCCCGGCTGATCACCCTAGCCGAGCGGCGGATTGCGCGTGAACTGAAGATTCAGGGTTTCCAGACGGTGGTCAATACGACCATGCAATCTGGGGTAGCGGTCTATGCCAAGCCGGATCGCTGGCGCGACACTATCAGCATCAACTTTGGCACCGGGACGAACAACAACGTCCACACGCCGGTTTTCCCGCGATCCTACGAATACGTCCGTAGCTACTGGCCGAATGAGACAACGACCGGTCAGCCGCTGTTTTACGCCGATTACGATTACAAGCACTGGATCTTCGTGCCGACCCCGGCTGCGGATTACCCGATGGAGATCCTGTACTACGAACTGCCGCCGCTGTTGGACGACACGAACCAGACCAACTGGCTGACCGAGTACGCGCCGAACCTGTTGCTGTACGGGTCGCTGGTAGAAGCCACGCCGTTTGTGAAGGACGATCAGCGCGTTCAATTGTGGCAGACCTACTACGACCGGTCGCTGGCTGCGCTCAATGGCGAAGACCTCCAGAAGATCGTTGATCGGTCCACGAATCGCCGGGAGGCATAAGTGACTACTTATACAAACACCTTCGGTGGAACGAACATCTACCCGAGCGATGTCTCGTACCGCTACGTATCGCTAACGATTGATCAGGTTCTGGACTGGCCGCTTGAGTCTGCTCCGAGCACTGATGTCGTTGCGAAGATCATGGACGTTAATGCGACGACTTCTAGTCTCGTCATCACGATGCCGGATGCGACCGAAGCCGGTACGGGTGAAACGGTTCTCTTTAACAACGTCGGCGCGAATACGTTCACGGTTAAGACCGCTACCGGCACCGTCATCTGCGCACCGCAGTCGGGCACGACGTTTCAAATTTACCTGACGAATAACAGTACGGTTTCGGGTACGTGGCGTTCGTTCCAGTACGGGGCTTCGGCTTCTGCAACCGATGCCGCTTCTTTGGCTGGCCTTGGTATCAAGGCGATTGCAACGACCCTCAACCAGTCGATGCCGGTTACAAGCTTCAGCACCAACTACACCACCGGTACGAGTGATCGCGCCAAGGTTTTGGTGTGGACGGGTGGTGCTGGCACGCTGTCGTTTGATGGCGCTCCGGTCTTGGGAAGCGATTGGTTCGTCAATGTTCGCAACAGCGGTACGGGTGATTTGACGCTCGACCCCAGCAGCTCGGAGCTGATCAACAGCGCGAGCACGCTGACCTTATCTCCCGGCGACAGCGCGATTGTTGTTACGAACGGTGTGCAGTTCTGGACGATTGGTTTCGGTCAATCTGCGGTCTATGCATTCAGCGTTCTGTCAATCGACATCTCGGGCAGCGGTGACTACACCCTGTCGGTAGCGGAACTGAATAAGACCGCTTACATCTTTACCGGCACGCTGACTGGCAATCGCAACATTGTCGTTCCCACTACGGCTCAGCAATACTGGGTCAGCAACCAGACATCCGGCTCTTACACGCTCGGAGTTAAAACTGCTGCGCAGTCTCCCGCTGTTACCGTAGCCAGTGGCGCAAGAGCCATTCTGTACTGCGACGGCACGAACGTGGTGGATGCGGATACGGCAACGATTGCTATCCCGGTTACGATTGCTCAGGGTGGTACTGGCGCAACAACGGCCAGCGGTGCGCGAACGAACTTGGGAGCAACCACCATAGGCAACGCTGTGTTCACCGCAGCCAGTACATCCGCAGCCCAGATTGCGTTGGGGCTGGACCCCATTGAGGGCGGTACGTACTGATGCCTCTTCAGCCGGTCATTGTTCGCTCTGAACCGGGTATCAAGCGAGACGGTACCAAGTTTGAGGGCAACTATTACGTTGACGGACAGTGGGTCCGCTTTCAGCGTGGACTGCCCAGAAAGATGGGTGGGTATCGTGCGCTTCAAGATCGCTTGGACGGTATTGCTCGTGGTATGCATATCCACAACCATAATGCATATACATACGTGCACATCGGAACGTCAGATGGTGTGTTTCGATTTCGGCTAGATCAGAACGGTCTTTCCAGTATTGTTACTAATCGCACTGACCCTAGTTTTGTTTCAAACGAAAACAACATGTGGCAGTTTGATGTGGCGTTCAACACCACAAATAACCAGAACGAGATTCTGGCGCATGTTGCTCCAAACGTAGCTGACATCTCATCGGATGCTCCGGGGCAGTTGTATGTTGGCTATGACAACGGCACGGCTCCGCTAACTCCGGTTCCGTCGCTGACTATCTCTGGCGGTATCGTAGCTCTGG